TCAGCAAACAACAATTCGCTGAACAACAAATCGTAGCAGGCCCATTGATGATTCCAAACAAACTCATCTATCGTTATGATGAGATGAACGGAGAATACTTTGTGTATTTCTCTGAAGATACTATACAAAAGATTGCATACAAGTATATGCAAAACAAATATACTGATAACACTAACCTTGAACATAATGGTGACCTTGCTTTGAGTGATGTCTTTGTTGTAGAGAGTTGGATTGTATCAGACCCAAGTAGAGATAAGTCAACGATTTACTCTAATGGGGAAAAGTATCCTAAAGGAACTTGGTACGGCATGGTAAAAGTGAAGAACAAGCAAATTTGGGATGAATATGTGAAAACTGGCTTCGTGAAGGGCTTTTCAGTTGAGGGATTCTTTATTGATGAACTACTGAATAAAACGGAACGAAGTGATTTTCAATAATTATTAGAAAGAATGGCGAACGAGTGCCAAATTACCGAGATATCACCCTCTGCGGAGGAGTATGAGGATATTGGGTTCGTTCAAGTTCAGATTGTTCAACAAACTAAAAAAAAGGATTTGATTATGAGTTCAATCAAAGATTTAGTGAAAAAACATTTCAATCTTGTTGATGCTCCTGCAGAACTTTCTTTTGGCGAAATCAAGACAGCTGACGGTGAACTTACCCTTGCTTATGAGGGTGATGAACTTGCACAAGGTCTTGCTATTTTTGTTGTGACTGCTGATGGTCAAGTACCAGCACCGGATGGTGAACACGCTCTTGAGGGCGGTGTAACTATCGTAACGGCTGATGGTAAAATTGAAGCTATCAAAGAGTCAGCTCCAGCAGAAGTTGCCGAAGAGGAAGCAGTAGAAACTGCACTTGCAGAGCACGAAGGTGAAATGTCTCCAGCCGAAGCAGTAGCCGAAGAGGTTATTGATGAGGTTGCTGATGAAGTTGCCGATGTAGTAGAAGAAGCTATTTCAGAAGAAGTAGTTGCTGCAGTTGCAGAAGCAGTATCAGAATCAGTAGGTGAAATGATGAAGAAATACGAAGAGCGTATGGCGTCTTTAGAGGCCAAGTTCGAGGGTTTCGCATCAGCTCCGGCTGCTGAAAAAACTATCGCTGGAAAGACCAGCAAATTCAAAACAGAGCAAGCTCCTTCTCGTAACCAAGCATTGGTAGATAGAATGATTGCTTTGAAAACAGGTAAAAAATAATAAAAAAGAGGTATTATTATGGCATTTGACGTAAGTACATTAGACGCTTTCAACAACGAGACCGCAGGTGAGTTGTTTGTAAAAGCTATTATGGAAGGTTCTACCATTGAGTACGTTACCGTAAAAGAAGGTATCAAGTACAAAGAACCAATCAATTTATTTGAAGTTGACCTTGACATCGTAGATGGTCGTGGTTGTGTAACTTCTACTGCAGGAACTGCTTCAATGACACAACGTGATATTGAAGTATGTCAGCGTTCATCTCACGATGGTCTTTGTCTTCGTGACTTGGATACGAAATACTTGGGTGTTATGCAGCCAGGTGGTTCATACAACGAATCTTTCACTTTGGTTCAAGAGTACTCTGACCAAATCGTAAAAGGTTTCCAAAAAGCAAACGACCAGTTCATCTGGGGTGCTACTACTGGCGCTGGTGACTGTGTAAATGGTTTGAAAACTATCATCTCTGGTTCTACTTCAGGTGTAGTTGTTCCAGCTTCTATCACAGGTTCTGCTCCAAGTTCAACTAACATCGGTGACCAAATTGATGTAATGTTGGAAAACTTGTCAGCTGATGTACAAGATAGAGAAGACTTGACTGTATTCCTTTCAATCAGCAATTTCAGAAAGTACATCACTTGGTTGCGCAACGAAAACAACTATCATTTTGATTTAGGTGCAGTTGAGAATCGTACTAACCTTATGGCAATGCGTCATCCGTTTACTCCAAACGTAACTATCGTTGGTACAATCGGTCTTCAAGGTTCTAACCGTATGGTTATGGGGCCTGCTAAGCACATTGTAGTTGGTACTGATTTGTTGTCTGATGTTTCTAACTTCCAACTTTGGTATGATATCAATGATGACAAGTTGAAGCACCGCGTGGTAACAAAATTAGGGCAAAATATAGCTTTTCCTGAATTTTGGGTTAGTAACGACCAGGCCTAATTGTTGAATATAATAAAAGGAGATAAGATATGAGTTCATGTGATATTACATCAGGATTTACCCTCGGTTGTCGTGACAACACGGGTGGTTTGAAGAACATCTACATCTTGTCTGGCTCTATTAGTTCAACAAGTGGTACGACAGGTTTGTTGTCAGAAATTAGTGGTTCTGGTACTTTCTACAAATTTGAATTGACTCGCCAAACTGGTGACTTCACCGAGGCAATCAATTCATCAGTAGAAAACGGAACTATCTTCTATGAGCAAACTGTGAACGCGCCATTCCACAAACTTCAATCTACGACTCGTAACCAAGTAAGAGTTCTCGCTAAAAACCCAGATATCAGAATGGTTGTTGAAACCAACAATGGTTCTACTGATGGTGTTGGCGTATTCTTCTTGGTAGGTCAAACTCGTGGATTGTCTTTGAGTGGTGGACAAGGCCAGACAGGTACTGCTTTCGGTGACCTCAACGGATACACTCTTACCTTTACAGGTCAAGAGCCAGAACCAGCGTCAGAACTTTCGGGTTCTTCGTTGGCCGGTGTCCTTGCAGGTATCAGCGTAGGCTAAAATTTATATAGTGTAATAGAGGGGGTCTTCGGACTCCCTCTTATTACCATTTACAACAAATAAAGAGGGATTATAATGGCCGCAGGTTCAATCCAAGTAGTTAGTGGTTCTCAAAGTGTAACTGGCACATTTGGTGTAGTTACTGCATTGGCATATTCAGACATTACCATTTCAGGTTCAGGCATTGGCGAATCAAGAATGGACTTACAACAAGGAATGTCTTTCTATTCATTGCATACCGATTCTACTAATAAAACGACATATTCTGACAATTCTATCCAAAAGATTGTAGTTCACAATTCTTATGGTCAAGTATTAGCACAGAAATTACAAGTTGACTAACGTAGGTTTTTATGATTTATCTATATGTCTCTTCAAGTAATACAGTAGCCCTAATGCCGTCTTCATCTTTTGAAGAAGGTGATAGTGCTAGATTATTATTTAGGAATAGATTTACTGAAGTAACACAATCAGTAGATGTTTCCTTGGATGTATATGGTAAATGGATAAGAGCTGGTGTAAACATTCCAAATGATATCTCACTCAAGGGTGGGTCATATGATTTGGTCTTACAAAAGCCAGGTAGTGATACTCCAATTGTATGGGGAACTGCAAATTATTTGTGGGATACCATTCCATACACTTGGAATAATTCAGTAGTTCTGGCTGCATTTAGCGATGATACGACCACAACGGCGTTCGTTTCAGAGAGCATAAGTAGGACTATGTATACTTCTGCTAATGAAAACGCTGCCTATGTAGTGTATAATGGATAAAGATATGGAAAAAAACAAACATAAGTTTACAATCATACCAAAATACGGAGAATACTACTATCCAGATGGTTTGGTATTTGAAGATGATAAAGGTGATATTGTGTATTTTGGAGGAGACAACAAATTTCCTACTCAACTTATTGAGTTCTACCATAAATCATCCGTACACTCTACTTGCGTAAACGCAAAACATCAAGCAGTTGTAGGTCAAGGACTTACAGGTATTGATGAAGGTCTATTAGAAATAGCCAACAAAGAAGGTGAAACTTGGAACGACATCTTCACCAAAGTAGCTTTAGACCGAGTTCTCTATGGAGGATTTGCTCTTGAGTTGATTTGGTCTAACGATAGAACGAGTATCGCTGAAGTATATCACGTTGATTTCTCTTATGTCAGAGCACATAAGATGGATATGAGAGGTGATGTGCCAGGATACTACATTTGGAAAGATTGGTCTAAATCTCGTTCAGTAGTTCCTTACAAAAAAGATATTCCTTATCTACCAAAGTTCTCTCAAAGAGATAGAACTGAACCTTCTCAATTACTTTACTTCAAACCTTACACAAGTGGTTTGGATTACTACCCATTGCCAGATTATATGGGTGCATTGAAAACGATTGAGTTGGATGTACAAGTAGATAATTTCCATAACAATAACCTAAAGAATGGTCTAGCCCCTTCACTTGCTATCACAACATTTACTGATGCAAATGATGAGGAGAGAGAAGCTAATGAAAGAGCACTCCGTTCAGCATACGCAGGAACCGACAACGCTGGTTCTTTGATGTATATGGATGTTGCAAATAGAGACCAAATGCCAGAGATTGTACCAATCCCACAAAATGGCGCTGATGGTTATTACACAACTGTAAATGATATGGTGACTCAAAAGATTTTGACTGGTCACCGAATCACTTCTCCAATGTTGTTGGGTATCAAAACTGAAGGTCAACTTGGTGGTAGAGCCGAGTTACTTGATGCATACACACACTTCTTGACTACCGTCATCTATCCTATGCAGTCAGACATTTTGAAGACCTTTGAGAGGATTTTCAAAATCAATGGTATT